ATTGGAAAGCTACGCTACCCATGAAATACATCATCAAAGATGAAAATGGCGAGGTAATGCGGATTGTGGGTAGGCGAGAAGAAGCAAGACAGATAACCCAACAGCGAGAAGGCTGGACATTTAAACAATACCGAGAACTTAAAACAGTTTATGTATTTGAGGAGGCGCCATTTTGAACGAAGAAATAAAAGAATTAACAGTCACCTACACAGTAAAACTAGCAACATACACACCTAAAGGATTGGTAGCATCAAGAGAAAACCTTTATGAACTTTTTGACGAGGTGTTTTACAACAGTGCGGAAAATGTGTCGGGTGTATCTTTTTTGGTTAAAACAACCGAACTACGAATAGAAGGTGAAGAGTGAAAGTATTTTGCATCGACTTTGAGACCTACTATTCTCAAACCTACTCGCTCACCAAGCTAACTACGGAGGAGTACATCCGTGGGACAGAGTTTGAGGCGATTGGCTTTGCGATACAAGAAGAAGGCGCTGCGCCCACTTGGTATAGCGGTACTAGAGTACAACTAAAAAAGGCACTGGATAAATATGAACTCGATAAAAACTTGGTCATTGCGCATAACGCTATGTTTGATATGGCTATCCTTAGTTTTGTATTTGATATAAGACCTAAAGCCATTGTAGATACGCTATCTATGGCGAGAGCCATACATGGAACTGAGGTTGGCGGTAGCCTAGCCAAGTTAGCCGAACACTATAACCTAGGGGTCAAGGGCACAGAGGTGCTACAAGCACAGGGCAAACACAGGCTTGACTTCACCCCCGAAGAACTAGATGCCTATGGTCGCTATTGCATAAACGATGTGGCACTAACGATGGACTTGTTTAAGCATCTGAGTGCGGGCTTTCCTCCTATTGAGCTACGACTTATTGACCTGACCATCCGTATGTTTACTGAGCCTACGCTTAGGTTGGATAGGGGTGGGCTAGAAGAATACCAAATGGAAATACTCAGAAACAAGAACATGTTGATGAAGGATTTGGAGAGGGAGACCACTAGAGAACTTCTGATGAGCAACGACAAATTTGCTGGGTTGCTCAAGAAATTAGCGGTAGAACCACCTACTAAGATAAGTCCAACAACAGGAAAAGAAACCTGGGCATTCGCTAAAACAGACGAAGGCATGAAAGCCTTGTTGGAACATGAGAGTGCTATGGTGCAATCTTTAGTCGCTGCGCGTTTAGGTGTTAAGTCTACTTTAGAAGAAACAAGGACTCAACGCTTTATCGAGATCTCGGATCGGGGCTTATTACCTATACCACTACGCTACTATGCAGCTCATACTGGGCGGTGGGGTGGGGATGACAAAATCAATATGCAAAACTTAGGTCGTGGCTCTGCTCTTAAATTTACTATATGCCCGCCTGAGGGTTACAAGATTATTGATAGCGATTCATCACAGATTGAGGCTAGAACATTAGCGTGGTTGGCTGAGCAGAACGACTTGGTTGATGCATTTGAAAGGGGTGAGGATGTATACAAAATCATGGCATCGTCTATTTACAACAAGGCGGAAGAAGAAATTAGCACGAATGAAAGGTTTGTTGGTAAGACAACGATATTGGGATGTGGCTACGGCATGGGGAGTGCGAAATTCAAAGCCCAGCTCAAGACTTTCAATGTGGAAATTGAAGAGGGGGAATCCAATCGTATTATCCAAGTCTATCGTGAGACTTATGACTGGATACCTACGTTGTGGAACAAAGCAAGCAAAGCCCTAGATGCGATTATTAACAATCAAACTATGTCTTTGGGTCGGGTTGGAGTGTTGGATGTTGAAGGTACAAGGGGTATACGTTTGCCAAATGGATTGTATATAAAGTACCCAAACCTACGCAAGATTACCAACGAGCAAGGTAAGACCGAATATGTATACGACACCAGAAAGGGTAAGGCTACTATACCTAACAGAATATATGGCGGTAAGGTCATTGAGAATGTCTGCCAAGCATTAGCCCGAATCATTATCGGTGAGCAGATGCTCCAAGTAGCAAAGAAATACAAAGTTGTAATGACTGTGCATGATGCGATTGCTTGTGTAGTACCTGAGGCACAAGCAGATACAGCTCAAGAGTACGTTGAGATGTGCATGAAGATGCGACCTAAGTGGGCATTGGAGTTGCCCTTAAGTTGCGAGTCAGGTGTTGGTAATAACTATGGAGAGTGTTAAATGAAAATTCACGTGGAGTTCAATTCAATAGCAGAGATGGTTAGCTTTAGTAAGTTTGCGGGCAACGATTTAGTTCAAGCACCGCTATCAAACAAACAACAAGAAAGCCTAGATTCGTATAAAAAAGCATACGAGAGAACGCATGCTCATCTTGAACGTGCTTACGAAAGGCTCAGAGAAATTAATAGTCATCCAAAAATAAGTGAAATTCTTAAGCAAGACGAGATAAAAAAGCATGCTAAGGCATGGGATGAAAGAGAAAAGATTAAAAAAGAAGCAATCGAAAACGATGAAAGGTTTTTCTTTACCCAACGTGCTCTAAACTGTCTAAAAGCAGAGAATATTCTTACCCTTAAAGACTTACTTAGCAAGACAGAAAATGAACTAATCAAGATACCTAATATGGGTAAGCTAACTTTAAAACATATTAAAGAAGAGCTTGCTAAACATAATTTAAAACTTAAAAGACCCAAATCATGAACGATAAAGATTTAAGACAGGCTTTTGCTTTGGTGCTAACTATGGGGTTGGCTGGAGATTTAATAAGCGACAATTTAAACCCAAGAATAGTTTGGAACTTAGCAGACATGCTTGTGGAGTCACAAAACAATAAGGAAGAAGAGCTTGGAATCGCAGCGGTTAAAACGAAAAGGCAGTATGCCCGCAAAGCTGACTATAAATGAAGTGTTGGACGAAGTCTTACCATTATTGAAGCAGAGTTACATAGTGCCAAAGTTCAACGGATTAGTAGATGTTGTTTACACAATAGGAAAAGTACCAAGAAGGAAAGCCTTTTACAAAGTGAGGAAAAAATGAAAAAGCTAGTGTTGTTAACATGTGGGTTGCTAGGAGCATGCTCGTCGTCTCCCTACATAGATAACTCTAAGTTACCTGATACTACATTGTTAGTAGATAAAGAGCTTACGCAAATGAGTCGGAACGCAGTCATCATAGCGGTTCAAGAGTGCGAGTCCAGTGGGCTTAGACCAGTTATGATTATGTCTCGTCGTAAGATAAACGGAATGCTTTCAGATGTTCCAGTCGACGTAACTTGCGCCCCAAGGTATGGAAGATGAATGCGTACGACATTGCTAAAGACTTAGAAAGAGAAGGTAAATTTCCAGGTCATGTTTGCTACGGCACAAGCCCGTTGCTGGTAAGAGCCGCCAATAAATTACGCAAACAAGCAGACCAAATAACAAACTTGGAAGAAGAGAACAAACTATTGCGTCAAGCTATGGATAATGCCTTTAATGGTTTAGAGTCGAGCATAGCACTGAATAAGGCACAGGCAGAAAGACAAGAGAAATGAGAAAGGTGAGCATACGAACAGTTGAAAATACTATTGGGCTGGCACGTAGTGTTGCTAATGGAACAACTAAATTTCCTTTTTTGGGTTATTGCGCAGACCTAATGGAAAAAATGCTTGAAGAAATTAAAGAATCAAGAAAGGCGCAAGGAAAATGAGTGCATGGTCATACAGTAGTTTAAAAACATTCCAACAGTGCCCTAAGAAGTATTACCACTTAAAGGTTGCTAAGGATGTGAAGGATGATGGCAGTGAAGCTACTGTATATGGTAAAGAGCTACATAAAGCTGCGGAAGACTACATTAAAGATGGCACACCCATCCCTCCCCAGTTTGCTTTTATACAGAAAACAGTTGATGCGCTTAAGAACATCCCAGGTGAGAAGCATACTGAGATTGAACTAGGTGTATCTAATAAGAATGGCAGACTTAATCCTTGTGGGTTCTACGATAAAAATGCATGGTATCGGGGTATTGCTGACTTGCTAATTGTTAATGGCGACGAAGGCTACCTAGTGGATTACAAGAGCAGTAAGAACGCAAAGTACGCTGACTTAAAACAGTTGGATTTACTAGCGGGTGCGGTATTTGCTCATTTCCCAGAACTCAAAACGCTTAAGTCTGCTCTAGTATTTGTAGTCAGTAACGAGTTTGTTAATAAAGAACACAACTCGCAACACAAGCTGGCTTACTTTGAGCACGTTCGGTTTGATTTAGAGCGCCTTGAAAAGGCTATGGAAACAGGGGTATGGAACGCAGTATCAGGACCCTTATGCGGTTGGTGTCCTGTCAAGACATGTCAAAACTATAGGGAGAGAAGAAAATGACAGACGAGAAAATGCCTTTGGAATTAGATAAACCTGACTTTAAATATCAATTTAGTTCTTGGTTGCCAATCCAAGTAAATGTTGAAGTTGGAGAAGATGGGCACAAAACAGAAGCTCAAAGTCTTATACATATTAAAACAAACGAAGGTGGGTATCCTATGACGCTAGCGGTGCTAACAGGAGATTATTCAAATCGTAAATGGCAAGTGGTAGAAGATATATACGATATAGGTATTTTAGTAGAAGGTAGTTGGGAACGACAGGGGTTTATAGAAGCCTTGCAACGGGCTGGCTTGATGTTGATGCCTTATTACGGCAAAATGGATAGCAAACCAGAGGAGGAACAAAATGCCCTACAAGAACAAAGCAGATCGTAAATACGCACAAGCCACAGCTTATGAGAATACTCCTGAGCAGATTAAAAATAGAGTTGCACGAAACAGAGCACGTGCACAACTAATGAAAGAAGGAAGGGTGTCAAAAGGGGATGGAAAAGACGTCGACCACATCAAACCTCTCAGCAAGGGGGGATCAAGTTCTAAAGGCAATCTCAAAGTTAAATCCGCTAGCAGTAACCGCTCGTTCAGTAGGAACTCAGACCACACAGTCAAACGGAATGTCTCAAAAAAGTAGCATCCTAACGGACTACGACTGGCCTGGAAAGTACAAGCCTTTTACGCATCAAAAACAGACTGCTGAGTTCTTAACGCTTAACCGAAAAGCCTTCTGCTTTAACGAGCAAGGTACGGGTAAAACGGCTAGCGTAATATGGGCATGTGACTACCTTATGAATCTTGGGGTAGTAAAGCGTGTTCTAGTTATCTGCCCTCTGTCTATTATGAAGTCCGCATGGCAACAGGACTTATTTAAGTTTGCCATCCACCGCACGTGTGATGTTGCCCATGGCGATGCTAAACAAAGACGCAAGCTAATTAAGCAAGGTGCTGAGTTTGTCATCATTAACTTTGATGGTGTTGAGATTGTTAAAGAAGACATTACCAACGGAGGCTTTGACCTTGTTGTAGTCGATGAAGCCAGTGCTTATAAGAATGCCCAAACAACCCGCTGGAAGACCCTTAGAGAAGTTGCTGGTAAGGTAAAAGGTATATGGATGCTTACGGGCACTCCCGCAGCGCAATCGCCTGTAGATGCCTATGGACTAGCAAAGATTATTAATCCCGACAGAACCCCTAAGTTTTATGGTCAGTTCCGTGACCAAGTTATGTACAAGGTAGGTATGTATCGTTGGCTACCAAAGCCACAAGCTCAGCAGATAGTGCATACCGTGTTACAGCCCGCTATTCGGTTTGAGAAAGACCAATGCCTAGACCTACCCGATGTAACTTTTGTAGAACGTGATGCACCCCTTACACCCCAGCAACTCAAGTATTACAAGGTGCTCAAGAAGCAGATGGTTATGTCAGCCGATGGTGAGCAAGTAACTTCTGTAAACGCAGCGACCAACATCAATAAGCTCTTACAGATCTCGGGTGGTGCGGTGTATACGGATACTAGAGAAGTTATAGAGTTTGATGTAAGCAACCGCCTACGTGTGATACAAGAAGTTATTGAAGAGGCTTCGCACAAGGTCCTGGTGTTTGTTCCGTTTACCCATACTATAGAACTACTAAAGCTATACCTTACCAAAGCTGGCATAGTGTGTGACGTTATCAACGGACAAGTCAGTGTCAATAAAAGACACGAGATAATCAACGACTTTCAAGAGACAGACAATGTGCGGGTGCTCATCATACAGCCTCAAGCTGCATCGCATGGGTTAACCCTAACAGCCGCCAACGTGATAATTTGGTACGCTCCTGTGACAAGCGTAGAGACTTACTTACAAGCCAATGCACGTATTAACCGCCCTGGACAGAAGAACGCTATGACAATAGTGCACATAAAGGGCAGTGAAGTAGAAGCTAAGCTATACAACATGCTTAGTAGTAACATAGACAACCACACAAAAATAATAGACTTATACAGGCAAGAAATTATTTCAGATATAGCTTGACATTGTCAAAGAGTGTGGTAGTATAGAGTCGTAGTATTAAAGGAGCTAACATGGACAATCTACACGAGATACCAGCCGACATTTTGGCTGAAACATATATAAAGATAAGGGACAAACGTGCCGAGTTAAAAGAGCAATTTGAATCCCAAGATGCAAAACTGAAAGAGCAACAAGACTTATTAGCAGAAGAAATGCTAGAGGTATGTTACGAAAACAATGCCGATAGCATCAAGACACCAGCAGGGACAATCATTCGTAAAGTGGATACACGGTACTGGACGACTGATTGGGATTCTATGTATCAGTTTATACAAGAAAATGATGCATACCCCCTGCTCGAGAAAAGGTTACATCAAACTAACCTTAAGCAGTTTCTCGAAGAGAATCCCGAACTGTTACCTGCTGGTTTACAAGCAGACAGAAAATACACCGTGGTTGTTAGAAGGAGCAAATAATGAGCAACATTTCAATTTTTAAACAAGAGTCGTCCCCCGTAGTTGGTCGTGAAGTTAGTGAGTTATCCAAGTCACTAGCTGGTGCAAATACCAATACATCCCGCCGTATCACTATGGCTAAGGGTGTGTTCCGCCGTATCGTTAATGGTAAAGAAGCGGGTAAGATTAAAGACGGTCACATGAACGTCATCGTTATCAATGCGCTACCTAAGGTATCCCGCCAGTTCTATGCATCTTCATTTGATCCTGATGCGGCTCCTACCCTGCCTGATTGCTGGTCAAACCTAGGCGATGTACCTGACCCTAAAGCGGCTAACGCACAAGCAGCAAACTGCGCTAGTTGCTCACAGAACATTGATGGCTCAGGCACAGGCGGTAAAGGTCGTGCATGTCGTTTTAATCGTCGTGTAGCGGTGCTACTAGAAGGCGATATGAGTGGCGATGTATACCAGTTCAATATCCCAGCCAAGTCATTGTTTGGTAAGGGTGTTGGTAATACCCACCCATTTGAAAGCTACATCAAGTTCCTGCCAGCTAACGGCGAGAGCATTGACCGAATCATTACTCAGATTTCTTTTGATGAGAATGAGACTGCTGACGTATTGAAGTTCACCCCTGTTCGTCATTTAACTGATGAAGAGATTGATGTTGTAGAAGGTGCACAACAAGGCGCTGATAGCAAACGAGTCATTCAGTTAACCGTAGCTCAGCAAGATGGTGTTGTTAAGTTACCTCCAGCAGCTAAAGCTCCAGCCCCAGTATTTAAGGAAGAGGTTGAAGTTGAGGAAGTCCAAGAGCCTGTTAAACGTGCGTCTAAGAAAGCAGAAGCGCCCGCTGCCGCACCTAAAGCTGCACTGGCTGATGTAATTAGCGCTTGGAGTGATAACTAAAGTGAGCTTAGGATACAGTGCCCATACTATTTTGCTAAACAAAAAAGCAGATGTGAATAGGCTCGGTGTAGCTCTTGGTAGGACTGCTATAAAAAAAGGTGTATCAGTCGTTGATATTTCACAGTATTTAGGTGTGAGTCGGCAAACTGTATATAACTGGTTCGTAGGGGCATACGACCCTAAAGCAGACCAAATCAAGAATATAACCAAACTACTAGCTAGACTTAAGTAAACTGTAAAGCCGTGAAAACGGAGGGGGGAGTAGTCCCCCCATTTTTAACAAAACGAGAACAATTATGACTAACATTGATCTATTAAACAGGGTGCTTGCCGAAGATGGCTGGTACGCTGTGCTTGGGATCAAAGGTAAGTCCGTAATACAAAAGCTTGTTCAAACACGTGAAGAAGTAATTGAGACATCCGAGAAGTTTGTAGCTGAGAAAAGGGATGTGTATTTTGGTTGCTCTAAGTTCGAGACCAGTGATAACCGCACCAAAGATAACGTAAAGGCAATCAAAGCGTTTTGGATTGACCTTGATTGCGGAGCATCTAAAGCGGAAGTTAATGAGAAGACTGGCAGACCCGATGGCTATATTGACCAAGCAACAGCCCTACAGGAGTTTAAAAAGTTCTGTCAGACTGTCGGACTACCAAAGCCAATCTTAGTAAATTCGGGCAGGGGCATACATGCTTACTGGCCTCTTAGTGCACCCGTAACTCGTGCTGAGTGGGAACCAGTAGCTAATCGTTTG